TTGCGCAGGTGCTCCGCGGCCTCCGCCAGGGTTGCGCCATAGTTGGCGCTATTTAGGGTTTGCATGATTTGCTTTCCTTTTTCGGTTAGTGTCGGTGGTTTTGCCGACAAGACAAGTTTTGCAGGCGTTACGGCGCAACGCACATTCCACTCGTCCCCTAGATCGGCAGTAAAAAAATCCCTCTGACTAGCCGGGGGAAGCTAGCCAGAGGGAGGGTAGTTTTACGCCATACCCAGGGCGCTTGTGGAGCAAGTGTTACAGTCCGAATACCGCTTTGTCCATCTTGGCGCACCACGCTTCGCTGCGGTGGAAAGTGGCGCGCCGGGCTGGGTCGCTGGCCATAAAGGCCTGGAACATGTGGCGAAGTGAGGTGTAGGGCTTGTCAAGTTCCCATTCAGGGATAGGGAGGCCATCAAGAGACTCGGTGAAGTAGTTGGCGAAGTCGTCCGAAACGTGCTTCAGCTCAAAGTTGCCCATCTCGCGCCCATCTTCACGGCGGATAACCTGCCACTCCCATGAGGTGTTGGAAGTTACTCCGTAGGGGTTGTCGTCTACGCCGATGACGTATCCACGAACCTCGATGTGCATTGCGAACATGTAGCCGTGATACCAAACGGTTGCAATACCCATTTCAGTAGGTTCGATATACCATGCCTCGGCGGGTGCTGTCCACGGCCGAAGCGCGTTATAGGTGTCAGTTGCAGTAATCATTCTTGCTCCTTGGTTGTGCTGTGGTGCCAGCCTTGTTTGGCTGACAAGACAAGTTTTGCAGGTCTGATGTTGTGAAAGATTTCCATCCGTCCCCTTTTATCTAGCAACCCTCCCCCAAAAATCACATTTGCAACACCTGTCTAACATCTAAATCAGTTATGCTTGTATCATGAGCAGAATCCCCGATCATCCGCTTCGTTTGGCTAGGCTTCGGAGCAATCTGAGCCAGCAGGCTCTCGCCTCTAAGGCTGGCGTTCAACGCTCTGCTATCACCGCTATTGAGGATGGTAGAACTCGTACGTTGTCCCCAGTCCTTGCCGATAAGTTGGGCGCTATCCTTGGCGACCGCTCGATTGGCAAGGAGATTGAGTTGTGGTCTGCGAAGCCTTTGCGTCCGCAACTGCGCCCTTCTGCGCAGAACCTTATGCTGATTCCTCCGTATACGTTGGGGCAGTATTACAAGACTTTTTCGCAGTGGCGCTCGGAGGTTGCTCCTACTCAGACGGCGTTTGCGAGTATGTTTCGTATCAACCCTGCGATTGTCCGCAACTATGAGTCTGGAAAATTACATTCATTACCTGATGGTCTAGCATCTAAAATGTTGGAGGCTTTCGGGCCTTACGGTTTTACTGCTGAATACATCACCGAACTAGAGAGGTTGCCTCGCTCGTGAGCTTGCATAACCACATTCAGAAGCAACGTGAGTCTTGGGCTGAGCAGGGCTTGGTTCCCACCACAAAGGATAAGACTGAGCCTCACTACCCCCATGACGTAATCAATCATCCAAAGCACTATGTCTCAGATCCTTCTGGCGTGGAGTGCATTCAGATTACTGAGCATCGCAACTTCACAATCGGTAATGCCATCAAGTACTTATGGCGAGCTGGTTTGAAGGATGGCAGTAGCAATGTCCAGGACTTGAAGAAGGCTATCTGGTACATCAATAGGGAGATTGACCGCATTGAGCGAAACGGCTAAGTACGATGTTTCCAAGTTCGAGTCCAGACTCGCTTCCGAACGCAAGACCAGAGAACAGGCGCTCTATGAACGTGTCCTCGCAGCTGCTATTGCAGCGGATCGTCAGGGACTCTTTTTGGAGACGCAGGTTATTTTGGATCAAGATGAAACTCTTGATCGTGCTGACATCGAACTTGTATGGGCCTCTACTAAGTTCCAGAGATCTCTTGAGGATCGCGGCATCCGTACCACTAAGAACCCTAATCTCACTCTGCGTCAGGAGATGCTTCTTCAGGCGTACCTGAGTCCGGTAAACCTGAAACCGATTCAGACCATTGCTAAACAACTCAAAATCACCACTAATGAGTTGGATGGCTGGATGCGCCAGAAGGAGTTTGCTGGGGCGATGTCGGCTAAGTCTGCCGACAACTTGAAGGCTTACATCCCAATGGCTGATAAGGCGCTGGGTGACCTGGTTCAGCAGGGTGACATGAAGGCGATTCAGTTCTTGAATCAGCTCACTGGTCGCTTTGATCCAAATGCTAAACAGCAGATTGACTTGCCTGCAATCCTGCTCCAAGTCCAGGACATCATCCTAAGACATGTCACTGACGGCCCGACTAAGCGAAACATTGCGCGTGAACTTATTGCGCTTGCCACTGGGCAATCCCATTTCGCTGCTTTGCCTGAACCGACTACAATAGAGGTTGAGGCGAACATTATCACTATTGACGAATAGAGATCTAAATGTCTTACACCTCGACTACCCGACTAGGTTTGAAGAAGGCTGTGCCTGGTTCGGCTCAGCCTTTTGAAACAACTGTTTTCAACTCAAACTGGGATGCCCTTGACGCTGAAGCAACTGCTGCCGATGGTCGCTTAGATGTCCTTGAAGCCATCAATGCTTCTGGTCGTCTAAATGCCGTTGAAGCAACTAACACCACTCAGGATACGCGCCTTACTGCGATTGAGACGCTGAACACCACTCAGGACTCTCGCCTAACTGCTGTTGAGGGTATAAACACTACCCAGAACACTCGCCTGACCACTCTTGAGGGCCGTTCAGGGCGTAACTTCATCCTCAACAGCGCATTTGATGTTTGGCAGCGTGGAGTCACCTTCTCGAACCCAGCAACCCTTACGTATCTCGCTGACCGCTGGCAGCTCTCTTTTGATGGTTCGGGTGCCACTCGAAACATCACTCAGCAGACCTTCACTCCTGGCACCGCTCCTGTGGCTGGCTACGAGGGTTCTTACTACTTGCAGCTTGCCCAGACTGTCGCTGGCACTGGTGGAACCTCTAACCTGATCCAGCAGAAGATTGAGGGTGTTCGCACTCTTGCGAACCAGGCAATCACTATTTCGTTCTGGGTGAATGTTGCTCAGGCTACTGCAGTGAATGTTTCTGCAACTCAGAACTTTGGCACTGGCGGTTCGACTGCCGTAACTACTTCTGGCACTTCGCAGAACATTACTACTACTGGCACTTGGCAGCGCATTTCGTTCTCGCTAACCGTTCCAAGCATCGCTGGCAAGACGATTGGTACCGCCAACGACAACCTAGCGATTGCAATCTTGCTTCCAGTAAACGCAACTCAGACGGTAAACATCTGGGGCGTTCAAGTTGAGTCTGGATCTACGGTTTCAAGCTTTGCGCGTAGCGAGATTGGCATCGCTACCGAAACGGCTCGTTGCCAGCGTTACTACTACCGAGTGATCTCGCAAGGTGCTTACGATTCGTTTGGCCCTGGTTTTGCTTACTTGACTACCAATGCTTTGTTTACAGTTCCGTTCCCTGTGACTATGCGAACTGTTCCAACTATCGATAACTCTTCTGCTTCAGCGTTCCGAGTCACTGACGGCAACACTTCAACCGCAGCTACTGGTATTGGTCAGCAGAATGGCACCGCTACTTTCGCTGGTGTGAGCAACCAGGGTTCGGTGATCAACGTTACGGTTGCTTCAGGCCTCACTCAGTATCGACCTTATTTCCTCGGCGCAAACAACGCCGCTGGAACTTACCTCGGATTCTCTGCGGAGCTGTAATGACGATTGAAACTCAAGTCCATGTCAAGGTAACAATCAACGACCTTTACAAGGAACAGCAGGAAACCAACAAGCTTCTAATCCAGTTAGCGTCTGAACTAAAAAACATGTCTGATTTACCTGATCGCGTGGCTAAACTGGAGATACAGGCTGCAACGAATGCTTGGCTACCAAAGGTAGTTTGGGCAACTATGTCAGCGGCGATTGCCTCTGGTGTTGCAGCTTTGTATCAACTTTTTGGAGGTAACTAATGACGCAGTTCCCATTCCCTACTAGGTTTATTTCGTGCGAGTTCGGCTCGACTGACGCTAACCACCCAAACCCTCACCGAGGCACTGACTTCGCCGTTAGGCAGGGGACAGCGGTTCCTAGTGCCACTGCTGGCAAGGTTGTTATCAGCCAGTGGTCTGATGTTCTTGGAAATGTTGTTGTGGTCAAGGTTGGTCGCCTAGCCTACTTTGGTTACTGCCACCTGCTTCACCCAGGCTTGAAAGTCGGCACTATCGTCAAGGCTGGAGAACCTATCGGCTTGGTTGGTAGCACTGGCTCGGCATCTACTGGCCCTCACCTGCATTTCACCTTCAGCAAGCTTGCTAAGGGTGTTTTCAGCGGTAAGGTTTACGATCCAATCAAGGTTCTCACTAAACTCATCAAGAAAGAAGGCAAGTAATGACTCCTGAGAAGCGTTCCATCGTTTACCAGCTCACTGCTGCTGTTGTTCCAATCCTTGTAGCCACTGGCTACGTCAGCGACAAGCTAGGTCAGGCAATCCTGGGTCTGGTTGCCTCTGGCATCACCATTGCGGTTGCTCTAATGGCTCACCGCAACACCCCGAAGGCAAAGTAAGTGCCTTACAAGTTCACTGCTAAGCAGGCTTACCACATCAAGGATGGCAAGCGTGATTATCTGCCGAAAAAGCAGGCAATCGCCATCCAGTTGAGTAAGTTGCGAGCAGAGGGCAAAATCCCACCTCGAGGAGAGAAATAATGGCAATGGCAATGGACATGTCAAAGAGCGCAACTGCTGGTTGCGATGGCAACTGCGACTGTGGCGGTGCTTCGGCTTCGTCTTGTGGCGGAGATTGCGCTTGCGGTGGAACTAAAGAGGTTCCAACTACTGCTTCGCGTGAGACTCTGCTGGCGGAACTGAAGAAGTTGCTCAACGACAATACCGAGAATGGTCGAGCAGAACGTCAGGCTCGCATTGATGACCTTATTGCTGGTCTTGATGATCTGGCTGAGGCAGACTAAATCTTCCGATTTAGTCGTCTGACGAAGCCGTAGGTGAGTCAGGCAGACTAGGAACAAACTCTTCCAGAAGAATGCCAGCAGTTTCGCAAGGGTAACTTACCTTGCAGTGCTGGCATTCTTCATTTTCGTCTATGTCGTGCAGGTTGTAGACCTTCTGTAGGATTGCGAAAAGAACGGCTGAGCCGAACTTTAGGCGCTCTACTAGGTCTTGCATTTCATTTAGGGATAACGTCTCTTCGTTCACTTCTGATCCTTTGGTAACGTCTTGAGGAACATCTTCAACCTTGCGGTATCTTCAAGTCTAGCAACCTTGGCTAGCTGTGGGTCTACAGCCATAAACTGCTTGCCACCAGTGAAGTATTTGAGGGTTTTCAAATCCTGCTGTTGCTTGGTGTAGCCCTTGCCTGGTGCTTGCTTGTCCAGTGGCGTGTAGAGTCCAGCACCTTCAAGTGCCTGAGTCGGGCCGAGGGTTTGCAGGAAGCGATCCCAAACCGCTGCTGGGGTGCGGTCAGTGTACTTCTTGCCAGTCTGGAAGTCCTGTGCGAATAGTTCTTGACTAATCTGCTTGGCGATTGGGTTTAGGTTGCCACCTACTAGGTTTTGCAGAGGCTGACCCTGCTCACCTAGCATCTGGTTCAGATCACCATTAGCTGCTGGGTCGTAGTAGAACTGCCAGTTCTCCATAATGTCCGCAGCTGGCGAGAAGCCCTTGATGCCGAGCGGGCCGAACTCTGGAGTGTTCACTAGCGCACCGTAGAGGCTTCCTCGCATGTTTTGTGGAACAAAGCTAGAGTTCTCACTACCCCAAGGATCCATTAGGCTTCCCTGGTTTAGACCACTCGACTGTCGAATGTTGCTTGCTACCTTTAGCGGAATCGTGACAGCGTTTAGGCTGTGGTTGATTGCTAGGTCAAGCAGGGCATTGTGTGCTACTCGAAGCCAGGTGTAGTAGCCAACAAATAGACGGCCGTACTTGCGCTCACCAGCAGTTAGCGACTGGATGCTTGGGTGGTAGAGGTGAACTTCACGAGCAACCGCAGTCCACATCGCTTCTTCACTCGACCATTCTTTTGAAAGCATTACATCGATTGCGCCAGCAGCTCGTGGGTAGTTCGAGTAGATTGCTGTAAAGTCACCGAAAGGCTTCAGGGTCTTTTCGATACCCATTCGCATACGCAGGGTCTGAGCCTTCACCAACTGACGGTTTGCACCAGATGAAGTGACATCGAGAACTAGGTTCTCATACATTGCAGATACTTCATCGTTGTAGTAACTGTTTGTCAGGATGTTTCGCTGTTGCATTTTGGCTACAACTTCAGCAATAGTCATGTGCTGGGTTTTGCCATTGACGGTTACTGGCACAACCTTCTTGCCACCCTTAGTGAAGCGAGAATACTTCTTTCCGAGGGATGCGAGATCAGTTTCGTGTGCCAGGAAACGATCCATCATTGGGGAGATGTCTTTAGTCATCCATTCAGTTTTGACTAGAGAGTGTGCGGCTTCCTTAGCGACAAGTCCGGCTAGATGCCAGCTCATCGGGTTGAAATTGCCTCGCATCAACTCAAACATTGTGTCACCAATAAGGTTGGTGATGTGGTGTCGAGGGTTGAGGGTTGTCTGGGTAAACTTCCACCAACTGATTTGGCGCATCATTGCGTGAACAAACTTAGTCATCTTGCCGTAGTCCTGACCCTTTTGCAGGGCAGTCCAGTTGCGGTCAAGCGCGGCAACCTGCTTTGCAATCTCAGGGTGGAACAGGGTTCCCTCTGGGATTGAGTCCATAATCTCACTTGGGATAGATGACTTCATCTTTACCCAGCCGTAGGAGATAGCCTTCTCTTCGGTCAGACCGTAGGCTAGATGCCCTGCCTGAGCCGTCAGGTTGCCTGCTAAGGCTTGAATGGTCTTGACGTGGTGTACGGCACTACCAATCTTGATGATTACGTCTACAGGGCGCAGAGTGGACTTTTCAAACTCGGCAGCTCGCTCAGCCCACTTGATTGCTTCTGCGCTACCGTCAATGATTCCGGCAGGGCGATTCATAAATGGCAGGTTGCTGATGAGTTCTTTCAGGTCTCCGCTTGCCGAGAAACCATCCTTCTCAAAAAGACCATAGTGCTTCAGCTTTGATGCAAGCGCCTCTGGGCTAACCCCGACAATCTCGGCTTCGTGCAGGATTGAATCCATAACGCTTGCAACGGTCTTTTGCAGAGCCTGGATTTCTGGGGTAGCAAGTTCGTCTACGCCCTCCTTGCTGATTGCTCGAGCAAGGGCGGTTCCCCAATCATCGCCAGTTGCAAAATCTTTGCTTGCGCTGTGTGCGTGGTTTAGAACTCGAGCCAGGTCGCTACGAAGCGAGTGGATCATAGACTCTGCATTTTGGGTTAGTCCAGCAAGATCTCCTCCAGTAGCGGACATCTTCTGGCGAAGTTTCTCAACTACAGAGAGGTTTTCTGCCTTCATGTTTTTTGGCGAGTAAACGTACAGGTCAGCCTTTGGGATCTGCTTGTTGTACTGCTCAAACTGGGCATCTTCTTCTAGACGCATTGCGGTGTCTTGTGGTTCAAGACCTAGCGCATCGTAGGCTCCGATGTTTTCGTAAACATCAGCAGAGGTGTCCTCAATCAGGGCTTCACTTAGCTTTGCGTTGTGATCCTTTACAGCAGCATTAGCGGCTACCCTTGCAGCAGCTTTTTGACCACCGTTACCAGCGCCCTCCATCTTTACTGGCTTTGCATCAACGGCATCCCTCTCAACCTGAGCCAGAACATCGCCAATCAGGCGTGGTGGGTGAGCCTTAGCCCAAGCCTGTTCGGCTTCGTGGTCATAGGCTTCAACAGGCACAAAACGGCGCAGACGGTTGCTGTAGTGTTCGATTGGTAGCCAAGCGTGGTAAGCGCCTTTTCGAGCCTTGTCGAGCTGTTTAGCGATGTCTTTAGCCTCGGTACGCCACACCTTGTAAGCCTCTGGGGAGTCTAGTTTCAGACCAGCCTTAGCGTGAGCAATAAAGGCATCCTTAGCCTTGGAATAGGCAACTGAAGCCTTGTTTACGGCATCGGCAGAAGGCTTAGGCAGGCGCTCACGACCGATTGGTGCGCCCATTGCTGGGTTATCCATTCGAGAGTATTCATTGAGCATCTCAGTCATGTCAGCGTGGTCTTTAGTGCCGAACTGTGGCATCAGTCGGTAAAGTTCACTGAGGTCATCTAGGAAGCTGCTATCGATGCTCTTGGTAAACTCTGCCTTAGAGAGATTTCCTCCCTTGACGAAAAGCATCGAAGCCGCTCGCATTACAGCCTCAGCAACTGCTCCATCTTGCTGTCGAACGATGTCGGTGATGTAAGCGAAGCGGTTGAACAAGTCCCTGAGTTGGCGGAAGCGCTCTTCAGTTGTGGCACGACCCTCACGAACTGCAACAACCCAGGCATCACGCAGAGTTGAAACAACCTGGTGGCTAATGTCGAGCGAGTGACCAATGTAGTCCTCAACCGCAGCCATTGATCGGTTCAAATGGATTTCTTCAAGCTTTGGAGCGGCCTGAGTAATCAGGTGGTGTAGGAACTCAGCGGCGATGCTTTCCTTTTGAGCCTTGAAAGCCTTAGATAGTGGCTCTTCCTTAGCCTTGAAAGCAGTCACCTTTAGCAGTGCTTCTTGGTCGTAAGCCGAACCGTTCTGCCTTGCCTCGAGAACATGCATTGTTCCCTTGAGGATACTCAGGGTGTCAAGACTGTCTCGCTTAGCATCCTGGAACATTGCTCGCTCAATAACCTGAGCGCCCTCTGGGGTGGAGGCGAAAACCTGCACAATGTCGCCAAGGTCAATGAATACCGAGAACTTGTTCTCAGCAATGTCCTTACCAACTTGCGCACGTTCTTTTTGCACAAACATACGAGTGCCAGTAGTTGCAAGAAGAACATCACGGACTTCAGCCATTCGCAAGGTGAAGTTTGCGATTCGAGTCGAGGCTGTCTCAACTGCACCAACATCACCAGCCTCCATTGCCCCACTAGCTGCCTTATTAGCCCTGAAGCGAGTGATTCCAAGCAACTTTGCGGAGATGATCGACTGGAACGATTGGTTAGCCTGATCCTCAAGAATCGCCCAGCCACCCTTATAGGCTTCGCCAGTCTGCAACTTGGCGTAGTCACCAAGGTCAGAGATGCGAGCGACACCACCTTCAGCCATGTCGAAACGCTTGCCAAAGGTCTCACGGATCACTTCGGTAGCGGTCATCACGTCTTGAGTTCTCATTCGAGAAACAGACTTGGCTGCAACTTCTCGAGTGCCTGCGTGGATTACCGGAGTAATCTCTTCAGCACCCAGCGTACGGCGATCTAGGTAAGCTGCGATAGTGTCCGAACTTGAGAGTCCAGTACTCTTCATAAACATCTTGCTGTCGGCAAGGGCGAGGCGCTTACGCATCGAAGCAAGAGTATTTACTACACCAGGTTCGTTGCGGATGATTGCCGAGAGCATCTCGGTGGTTGGCTTTTCAGCCGATGCTTCCAACTTCTTGATTACGGCATTGTCAGGGTTCAGGGCCTTGACTAGCTTCATCAAAACATCTGCTGGGATGGAATCTCCGGCACGAACACCTGCAATAAGTTCATCAGCGTTCTTGTACTTGGCTTCAAGGTTGTCGCCAGCAGTTCCGGTCATCTTGCCAAGGATTGATCGAACTGCTTCGTTTCGACCGCCACCATCTAGTGCGCCAGCCTTTACAAGTTCGTCAAGTACAGCCTTGTCTGGAACCAGCTTGGAGAGTTCTTCTAGGTTGCCCTTACCGCTAGGGTTGGTGAACTCCATAAGACCCTTGATGAGGTGAAGTTTGTCGGCGTTAGGCAACTTGTTGAATGGAGTGTCAATGTTGGAGTTCAGGTAGTGACCGATAGTGTCTCGACCAGTAGTGAACTGAGCCACCTTGTTGCCATAGATGGCAACGAAAGCCTTCTTGATTCGAGCCTTTTCAGTACCTGCCCTAGCGCCTGCTAGGGAGTCTTTCCAAAGCATAGTTGGGTTCATCTCTTTCAGAGAGATGGCAGACTTCAAGGCGCTCTGGGTTTGCTCATCCATAGCCTTGAATACGGCGTGGCTTCGAGAGTCAATACCCTCGATAAAGCGTGAAACAGTTTCGCTCAACTTGGCAGAGTTTGGCTTTACGCCAACTGCTTTTTTGGCAACTGAGTCGAGCTTCTTTAGAACATCCTTTACAACCTTGATGTCCTGCGGCCCAACTCGTTGCATCGCATCTTCGTACTTAGTTGGAGCCTGCTCGGGCATAATAGCGCGCGAACGCTTTGCGGTCTTAGGCTGAGCGATGCTTGCTTCGCTAGGCTTTGGTGGCTCTACAACGTTGTCAGTAGCTTGCTGAAGGTCATTTGAAGCCTGGTTAGTAGCGTCTCGAACAGCAGACTGCCCAACATCGTAGATGTAGTCCTTGGCAGACTTTGCGGCTGCCTTCTTGGCATACCTAGCAGAGTAGGCGGCATCCTTGGCATACTTCTCAAGGAAGTGATTTGCCCTTGCGCTAAGCAGGGTCGCTTTAGCCGCCCTCAGACCTAGGTCTACGCCAGATAGGGCGGAGTCGAAAGCCTTCTCGCCAATCGTACGATCAACTGCATCAGGCAACTTGACCATGTTCACTGAAGTCTCATTCAGTTTCGCTAGGTAGTCAGCCTGCTTAGTTGCAGCGTCACTAGCCTCACCTGCTGGGCGCAGGTTACGAGGCTTGATGATGTTCTTGCCAGGTGCAGTAACCTTCTGAGCAGTTTCAGCAGCTTTAGCAAGCTCTTCAGGGGAGAGAAGTTTTTTTGCGGCCCATTCTGGAACCTGGCCAGCGGCACCCTTTACCGCACCTTTGACAAGTCCAATACCGCCCTTAGTTAGGATTTCAAGACCCTTGATAACGTCAGGGCCTGGAACATAAGTCATTGGGTCTAAGCCAATGTCAAAGACAAGTCCAGCGAGAACGTTCTGAGTCTTGCCAACCCAGTCTTTACCAGATTCGGCATCCTTGGAGGTGTTGATCATTCCAAGGTTTTTAGCGATAGCACCACCAGTGTGCTTTACGTCTTGACCTTTAGTCCAAGCAGTTGCGTTGTTCCAAGATTTAGCCATTTGGCTGAAAAGGAATGGGTAGTAAGCGGCTGCGGCTCCTACGCCGTCACCCTTAGCCTGAAGGTCTGCAACCTTCTTTTGGTAAGCCTGGTAGTCAGAGTTTTTCTGCGGATCCTTAGTTGCCTGATAAATCGTATCCTCTAGGTAGTAGAGGGGAGTTTCGGCAGCGTTTAGAAGCGCAATAGGCGCAGAGAGTGTGCCGTAGCGAACGTCAGCAAAAGTGGTTTTCTGACCGGAACGGTTAGCTTCACGGCGAGGGCTACCTGCCTGTGGCGAAGTGGGCTGAGTTGGTTGCGCTGGAGTGACACCATTTGCAAAATCCGACATTGAGCCAACGCCACTAAGGTCTCCACCACTAGGTGCTGGTGAAGAAGATTTTGCGTTTGGCTGAGGCTTTGTTGCTGATGGCTTTTTAGCCATTTCAGACATGGAGCCAATGCCGTCAAGTGGATTTGGTGTTGGAGTAGCCAAGTTCACATCCTCAGTTAGATGTAATCAGTTTACCAAGTCTTGTAGTAGCCAGACTTGATAGCCTTGTAAATGTAACTCTTCACGTTAGCCTTAGCATCTGGGTTCTTAGATACCCAAAGCTTGTAAACTGCATCAGCAGTCGGCGCTTTACCAGTCTTAGCGATGCCACCGTTAGCATCGGTAGCAGTCTTATCAGCAACTGCCTGTAGTCCAGAAACTAGCGAAGTGATGTAGCGTTTTGCGTGGGTCAATCCAGCGCCAACAGATTCACCTGGTACAAGACTTACATTGCTAGAGCGAATAGCCTTTTCCCATTGGATCGGATCTGAAATAGAAACCTTTCCAGATGGAGAGTTATTAGCCTTCTGAAGCAGGTAGGCGTTTCGGATGCTTGCAGCGTCACGAACACCGCCAGCACGAATCTGGGCAACACCGAGGGCGGTCTGGTTCTGAGCCTGAGCGAGCGCAGACTCTTGAGCCATCTCAGCCATCTTGGCATTTGCGCCAATCTGCCCCTGAATCTGCTGGGACTGAAGTCCGAGTTGCTGACCCTGAAGTCCGAGTAGGTTGGTGTTGTAGTCACGACTCAACTGCTGGAGAGCATTAGCCTGCTGGTATCCATAGCCAGCCTGTCGAGCATCAATGTTGCCCAACTGCTGAGCCTGAGTAGCACCCATCAAACCTTCCCAGTTGGTCTGGGTCTGGTTCGCCTGAGCAATACCCTGGTTTGTTGCCTGAGCCGACAAAGAGTCAGTAGGTGCGGCTCCACCACCAAGTTCGCCAGCTGCCTGAGTAGCGCCGTGTTGAAGTTGGTTCTGGTTTACTCGAGCCTCGGCAGTACGAGCTGCGAGCGCCTCCTGCTGTTGCTGAACACTCTCAGCAAACTGCTGGTTTACTCGCTGGCGATCTGCTGGAGCAACAGTGCTAAGTACGCCAAAGATGTTTGATACATCAGCCTGGTTCTGACCGTAACGGTTAGTCAGCGCATTGATCTGATCTTTGAGGTTCTGCTGAAGTGGAGCATAGGCATCGCTCATGTTTGGCGAAGTAGGGAAAGTAGGTGCATTAGAGTCAGCCATTTACGCCTGCCTGTGCTAGTCGGTTCTGGAGTGCAAGTTGTAGAGCCTGGTTCTGGTAGTTCTGCCCAGCAGCAGTTCCTAGCCAGTCGGTTCCGATAGCACCATAGTTAGTTAGGAAGTTCTGGTTGAGCATCGAGATTTGGTCTTTGATGTCAGTTTGAGCAACAATCTGCTGAGCGTTAGCCCTGTCCTGAGCGCGGTAGTAAGCGCCATAGCCACCACGTTGCATTCCTCGAGCTGCAAAGTTTCCTGCAAGCTGGCGCTGGGCATCGGTTGCATTCTGCTTCATAGCAGTCTGTTGGTTTTGCAGAGCGGCAGTTTGCTGATTCAGATTGAATAGTGCGCCTGCTCGGGCCGTGTTGAATGCGTTCTGACCGCTCTGCAAAGTCTGCTGATACAAAGGGTCGTTCTGTACGTTGTACTGCTGACCGACTGTAGAAGAGTTTGCTGCGGTGTTGGTTGGGTCGGAAACGCCTGCCATTAGTTTCCCCTTAGAGCATTTGGATCAGCGTAAGCGCCGACATTCATTGCCTTGATTCGAGCCTGAACTGCACTCTTGCGAGCTTTTAGAACAAGGTCACGTTGCTTGTATCCGGCTTTATCGGATGGGCCGATGTTTGGAGCGCCAGAAACCTGAGAGTAGACTTTTGCACCAGCGGCATAAGGGTTGAAGGCAACAGTACCCAGAATGGACTTCTGCATTAGTTGGCTCCCTTCGCAATCTTAGCCTTGGCTCCAATCATCGGAATGATGCTGAACACCTGGGCTGGTGAAGTGGATGCCGTACCATCGCAATCCAAGTATAACTCAAAGTAGATTCTGCGGAAACGAAGCCCTTGATTCAACTTGATTTCAGTTCGCTGAGGGTAAGCCGTAGTTGGAAGATTGGTCACGGTTACTACGCCTAGTGTTGGGTTTACTGGGTTATCCCAGGTTCCGAAAATGAAATCAGATACAGAATCTTTAGATAGGGTATCCCAAGACATCGCAGTCAGTGCATCGTAAGTAACCGTTGAGCCTGGTTGCTGAAGCGCAACAGGAGTGGCAATCGAAGTGATTGGATTTGCTGACTGAATGTCTGCGCTCCAGAAGTAGAGGCGTTTCCATTCGACAGGTGTATCCATGTCGTAGATTTTGGTAAGCAAGTGGCAGTTGAAAGCCTCAGAACCATTGGTACTTACTGGCTGATCCTCAATGCGCCAGACTGCGTGGTCGCTAGTACCACCGGCAACTGTGATTGATCCTGACACGCCGTAGTATCCGATTTCGCTGACATCTTCGCTCATTCGTGGAGCTGCAACAAAGTAGCAGATGTCTCGGTTAGTTTCCCAGCGAGACCAGGTATCAGTGTCTAGGTTGTAGGCGTAAAGCATGCCGTTATGCCAAACAATGCATCTGCGACCAATGATGCTTACCGCATGCTGGATGCGGTGGTTGCTTGGGTCATTGGACGCAACCATCTTCACACGCTGAGCGTTCAATGGGTAGAACAACCAGTTCTGGTACTTGTAAAGGATTCCGCCAGATAGAACGAAGTGAGCGTTCTCAAACTTGACTACCGACCACTTGTTTTCAGCACCGATGTCCTGTTGCATCGCCTGCATAGTTCCAAGGTCGGGTGTATCGCCGTAGGAGTAGCGGTAGGTTGAACGGTTACGGAAGATAACAATGTCGTTGTAGCCGAGGATCATCGAGGTGATCCATTGACCATCGCCTGTTCCGATTTCAACGTAGAAGTAGTTTCCTAGCGCATCTTTCCAAGACCAGATAGAGGTTGAGGTAGCGCCAAAGGTTGTGATGTCAGACCAGTAGACGGTGTTCGCAGTTGAAGTACCTTGAACGCCATAACCGAAGAAACGGTTCTGGAAGAGTTGGATACCGCCGAGTAGTGGCATCGTTGGGGTAGAGGTGAATGTTCCTGCTTCCCAGTAGCCACCCGAAACAGCGGTGGAGCAGAGCAGAATCTTATTATCGTACTGAGCGCAGTCTGAAGCCTTGAAGGTTGCAATCTGCGTGTAAGACTTAGCCGAGATGTCGTAGAGCCAGGTCTTGCTAGTGGTTGTGATAACCAGGTAGCGAGTTCCTGAAGCGGTGACATAGTTGCCAATAATGTCGAATGGCTGACCTGCAACTGGAGTGACGATGGTTGTTGCGCCATTTTTCTCGGCGTAGATTGGTGGGCGTGAAGTAAGCGCACCGTTAGTTGCAAACTCAAAGTTCACAATGTCAGCAAGTTCGTTATCGGCAATGGCTGACTGATCCCAGTAGTTGTTTAGACCACCAGTGAAACGCTGGAGTTCGGCACTGCGATTACGAATGATTTGCGACATTAGAAGTCCAATGGGTCAGGCATTACCGATGGGTACAGGTCAGATAGCGACACGTTATCTTTTTGGCTTAGACGGTTTAGTCCATCACGGAACTGAGCCGACTTGAATGAAGCTGCATCGAAGTTCTCATCCATCTCAAGCGCCTGAGCCATCGCATAGTTCACTAGCTCGTTGAAGTAGCGGTCAGGGATTGAGATGGTGTCACTGAAGGAGGTAATCGAGGCTGGAACCTTGATGTACTCCAACTTGAAGCCATTGGAATAAGTTGTCGCTGGGATTGGGTAGAACGAGATCATGCCTGCACGTTCCCACCAAACATTAGGGGTGTCTGCACTCTGTACGTTTAGCGGGTCAAGAGACTTGATGTACTCACGAGCCTCTTGTGGTGAAAGGTTAGTGATTGGCATCCCATTGATGTAGATTGCCTCAATGAGCAGAACCTTGTCAGATGGGAAAGTGTAGTCCTGTTGCCCTGCAACCAAATCAGTAATCTTCGTAGCTCGAAGGATTGGGTTGCTGTTTACAATCTCTCGCTGACCATCATTGATCCAGCGGAGGATTGCGACATCGGCTAACTGCGCACCGGAAGTATCGCCAAACTGCGCCCTGACTCGATCGGCAACATCGGCTCCAGTATGGGTGAACTCTTCTGCTGGCATCTTACTTCCTTAGCGTCTGACCGTTGTGCTTGTAGGTGTGCTTCTGTGACTTGAACATACTCTTCATCATGTCTCGTTTTTCAGCGAGAACTTCTTCTTCTCGCTTCGCCTCAGTAAGCTGGTATGCCATCTCTAGCAATTGTATCTTGCTTACTTCTGAGTTCGCATCGTGCATGTTGTTTTTGATTAGTTCGGCAAGTAGTCGGTGGTCAATCTCAGATTCTGCGACTGTGCGGATCAAGTAGGGTGGCACATCAAGTCTTGCTGGTCTATCCCACAATCCGTAAGGTCGCTCAGGGTTCCAACCAGGTAGGGTTTCGTTCATCCTGATTAGGTGAACCGATGGAAAAACATCCTGAATAACCTGTGCGATACGCCGATGCTCAGAACTGTAGAGTCCATCTATGCGTGAGAAGTCAATGTATTCGGTCATGTATCTAGTCTAATAAAAAACCCTCGGAGCCTACGAGACGGATAGGCTCCGAGGGAGTTTTTAGGAACGCTTAGAGTTCAGCGATGTTGCTGAGCTTAGCGTGTGCGTTACGGCGGTAAGTGCCGAGTTCGCAGTACTGGAACAGACGTGCCTGGTAGGCATCGGTCTCACCAACACGGTTCCACATCGAACCATCGCGATCCATCCAAGCCCAGTCGCGCTTGCGGTTCAGAACGAGTTCCGAAGAGGTAAGTGCGTACAGGGTGTTGCTTGGAGCAGCGTAGTCCGAGATGAACTTGATTGGCTTACCCAGTGCCTCGAACGAGAACGAACGCTGTCCACCAGTCAGTTCAGACTGGTTGGTGAACTGGCGCATGCCCTGAAGGAGGTTCCAGTAAGCGTTGTAAACACCAGGCGAAGCCAGGAATACGTCTACATCGCCACCCTGCTTGTCTACCTTCTGAACGAGGTTGATCAGGTTCAGTTCAGTAAGAGTTGCAGGAGTTGGAGGGGTTCCAAGGGTAGTAACAGTCGAAGCCCATACTGGAGTAGTGGCTGGGTCGATGCCGTGGAGGGAACCGCTGGATGCAACGATTGCGCCCAGACCAGTGATTTCCTTGTTGTAGTTGGTCGAACCGTTCGAGCTACGAACCATCTTGTCACCAGCAACGGCAGCAACCGAAGCCGAGAAAGTAATGGTCTTGGTAGTTTCGTTGATAGAAACGATAGTTACCTGCGAGCCAACAACAGAACCTGCACGGATGAACGATACAGTCATGTCTACGTCAGCCCAGGTAGTGCTGTCCATTACGATCTGGGTTCCAGTTGCAGTGGTAGCAACCGAAGCGATGGTACCAGTGCCGTCACCGTAAATCTGGCGGTTGAAGTCACGAGCAAGATCCTTCTTGAGGCCCTTGATTTCGTTGTCTACAACGTTGATGAAGCTGTTGTAGTTGTCAGCAGCCTGCTCGAAGAGCTGACCATCAACCTCGATAGCACCGTAAAGGTTCTTGAGGTAGAGGCTTGCCTGCTTGTACTTCTGTGCGCCAGCCGAAGGAAGGGTTTCGCGAATGTCACGCGCACCAATACCTACGTTACGACCAACGTGGGTGTCGAAACGAGCTTCCTTACCGTTCTGGGTAAGGTGTGCTGCGCTTGCCTGGATGTAATCTAGAGCTGGGGTCTTGTCTCGGAGCTGCTCGTGAAGGTCGCCATAGACGAGCTTCAGAGCATCCGAGGCGAAAGTCAGAATGCCCTGACCTGCCATTTTTCACTCTCCTAAAGTGATGGATGATGGGTTTTTATCTCGTCATTAGTCCCTGACCGTGAGGCTGTAACTTCCGACTATTTGTATGGTAGCACAACAAAACCCCTAGTGTGAAAACTAGGGGTTTTATTGTAGTCAAGTTTTACTGCCGACCAGTGTACTCCTGGAACATCTTTGCCAGCATCTCACGCTTTCCAGCATCAGACTTTGGAATGCTCAGGTCTGGCGCTGGGACTCCTGCGCCACCCGAACCACCGATGATAGTTGGTGGAGCCTGAGTTGCACCAACAGCAGGGAAATTGCCAATCATTGCCTGAAGTTGCTTTGCAGCATCAGATAGCGACATTTCTTTTCCAGCGCCGAGAGCTGCGTTCATCAGGTTGTAGATTGCAATCTCGTGCTGTTCGGTAAGTGCATACTGCGACTTGAGGGCAGACATCTCACGATCCAGTTCAGCGGTTGCTTCCTTAGTAGCCTTGTCCAGCTCTGCCTGCTGAGCGCGCGATAGTTGCTCTTCCTTGAACTTCTCAAGTTCGGCAAGTTTGCGCTCAATCTCGCTCTGTGGCTCATCTGCTTCATCGGAGATGATTTCAGCGGCCTGCTTCTCGGCTTCCTTCTCCAGCATGCCGTTTTCAACTAGGTATGCCTTTAGGGAGTTGAAAACCTCAACAGGGTTATCTTCGATTGCGCGAGCGAGGTTTAGTCCACCGCTGAGCAGGTCTGGGGTGATACCCTGCTCAACGTATTCCTTGAATGGAGTGTACTTCTCAATCTGTTGCTGGAAGTAGCGATCCTGCTCCTGAAGGTGAGGAGTCACCTTCGAGTGCCAAGCCTCGGGAAGTTCGCTAAGAAGCTTCTCATAGGCAGGGTGAACCTTTGGCTCTTCAGCCTGTGGGGTTACTGGAGGTGCGGACTGAGCGTCCGGTGCCTGCGTCTCTGGATCAGACATTTATTTCCTTACTGTGCTGGAGGCGGAACTGGTTGCCCACCCTGTTGCGCATCCTGTGGTGCGCCTTGGCTTAGCATCATCTGCTGAGCAAGTTTAGCCTGAAGTGCAGTTTCGTGCATCGAAACGTGCTTCTGGAACTCTGCCTTGACGGAATCAGACAGGTTATCGAACGCCTGCGACTTGCGGAAGCGATTGTGAACTTCGATGTGAACTGCGTGGTTGTCGTAGTCGTGAACTGGAACAACTGGTGGGATAGCGAGACCGATAGGCTGACCATTTGCATCAGTCTGCCCAGGCATAGTCTTATCAACCTGCCCAGCAGCTGCACCCTGCTCCCATTGCATCTGGTGTTGCTGTACGCTCTGGTCATCGAGGCGCTTCATCATCAGGTTCTCACGAGAAGCCTGGTTTTCATCCATCTTGATGACGTTGTAGTACTTGCGGAGCATACCCATGTCCAGGATGCCAAGACCGTCTTGTGGAGAGATGAAGCCCATCTTCATCCAGTCAGTAATCAGAGCCTGACGTGCCGACTTGCTAGTTGGTAGAGCCGAACCAGACTCAACTCGGATGTCAGTTCCAGAGGCAACATCTGCACCAGATACAACCATTGCGTCAAACGAACCATCGTCACCAGTAATCTTTATGATTCGTGGCTGGTCTACATACTGAACAAATAGAGTCAAAGCTTGGCGAGCGCACTTCTCAACCGCAGCTTCAATCGAAGAGAACACTGCGGTCAAGTAGGCATCGTCACGCTCTTGCAAGTAGTTGATTGCAGTAGCTGCGGTTACACCACCGGATTCACCACGCGAGACTTGGTGCTGACCAGAAATGTCCTCAAAGTCAGCCTGTAGTTGCTGAACTTCGTTGATGACGTAGTTAGGTAATGGCTGGATTGGAACTGGCTGAGGCTTGTCGAAACCAGGGCGAACAGGGATCCAGATGCCTGCACGAGCAGTAATCTTGCGTGGATCAACCGAACCCTCGGTGTACATCATCTGAGGCTTAGCCATCATGTTTTTAGCCTGAATAATCTGCGAACGCAGGCGGTTGTATTCACGCTGGATTGGAATGAGGCTCTTGATTACTGAACGGCGGTAGAACTTTCCAGTTGCAATGCCCTGAAGATGTGCGAAAGGATACTGTCCGTGGCGGTAAGGAATACCGTTTTCAGCGAGCTGAACAATCTCATTATCGACAATGGTGACAAGACCGCCGTTAGGAAGCATTGGGCAACCGTTTGGCTTAGCCCACATCTCGATAACCAGAACAGCATCCTGCCTAGCGTCATTGCCACCCTTGGCATCCATTAGAGCAGCGCTCATAATCTCAGATGCGGAAATCTTAGTTGGGTTGAAATCTTTTGGCAGAACAGAGCCAAAGGTGGACTTCACCCATTGAGGACTCTTTGTGTAGACGTTGAACAGGTAAGGCTGTTTTTCAATGTCCTCTTCCTGTAGGTCAGGAACGAAGAGGTGGAATGGGGTAACAACTTCCTGGTCTACGTCACCAGTTGAAGGCATAAAAGGATTGCTGGATTGAACCTTTACGGATGGGTTCCAGAATGTCTTGATGAAACCGTTACCAGTAGTGGCTCGCCAGAACTCACCCTTTTGAAGAATGTCTGTCTGGAAGTTGAGTCGATCATAGATAGACTCCCAAATCTGCTCAGCAGCTTGAGCTGCCATTAGGTCATCGTCATCATTTGATGCAGGGAGAACTGTTGCACTGGTGTGACCGGAAGTAGTCTTAGCGATCTCGGTACGAATGATTGGCTCAATGCGGTTTACCGTCACACGAGGGATACCTTCACGGTTTGGCTCTTCAGCGAGAACCTGAGCATTGCCTCGGGTAGCCCACGAGGAATACTGATGACCGTTGTAGAAGGCGAGTTGGAGATACCATTCCTGCTCATCGAGCTTGCGAGCGGTCTTGCACTTGCCGTATTCAGACTGAATCCAAGCGACTAGGTTCTTGGACTCCTGCATCTTTTTGAACTGATTGACTAGCGCATCAGGTGCAAGGTCAGAAACAGGTGGCATAGGAATGCCCATTGCTGGAGGAACGGTATCTACCATCTGCTAGTCCAAATCGTCAGTTGCTTGCTTCCAGAGAGCGTCAATCTCTTGCTCTCGCTTTTCAAGCAATTCTAACTCATCACCAGTGAGGTATACACCCTGGTATTCGTTAGTTGATTTTGCGGGGGCGACCTGGTCGGTTACGGACTGAATCTGCTGAAATGTCATCGGATCCTTCGATACCAGAAGGTTTGCCGAGTGCTTTAGGGCTGACATCTGCTGGCTCGTCACCTTCGACATCTGGTTCGATACTTCCGTCAGCGTTTTGAATAGGTTCATTGCGATTAGCGTGACCGCCGTTAGAAATAGCAAAGACAAAATCAGTAAGGCTACTACGAACTCCATTTATTAGCTCCTCGGTAAAAGTTGGTACTAGAGCAAGCTGCTCTTCAAGTTCTGCGATGCGCTTATCGCGGTGGGAGATTGCTTCCTCAAGTGGAGCCTTTGGAAGCCAGCCGATGTTCTCGGCTAGTTCGCCAATACAACGGCTGCAAGCCATTGCGTCTCCACCTCGGAAGTGTTCGAAGCCCATTTGCCACAGGTCACGATCAATGCCACAAAGCGCACAGATGCCTGGGAAAGGGCCGCCGTTGGGGAAGTAGTTGAAGTGTCTCATCCTTCTAGCTCTCTTACTGAGGACATGCCTCGCCAGTTTTCGCCCCATTCATCTTGGTCGTCATAGTCTTTCGATGAGTGACTAGGAGAACCAAAAGCGTCAATAAAAGAGCGATGGAATGTATCGTTCGTCTCATTTAGCAAATAACTTTCAGGGGTCAAGTCCGCCATGAATGTCATTGCGTACTTAAGTGCATCATAGCAGTGGTTATCTTTATCGCGGATGTCCTCGAGTTTATTCTTCTGCTCGGCAATCTTTGGCGATGCGTGTTTCTTCCACTTCAGTTTTGGAAGTTCCGCAATCAAAGTTGGGCAATCATCCGTAATCATCAAGTAGGGCTTGCCTGTTTTGGGGTTAGTTCCAAAGTATTGACGAATACGTTCAAGACCAATGCGGCGATCAGTTGGGATGGAATCTACATAGATGTTGATGCCATGCTTCTGATACTCCTGCTGGATACTTGTTCCAGTATGTTCTTTGGTCTGCTTGATAGCCGGATCTCCGGTAGTGAGGTATAGCTCGGCTCCAGACTCTTTGAGGATCTGGCGCGTGACGTGATTGACGACCTCAGAGTGTTGAGCCACGTTCCATTTAGTTTGGACGTGTTCGCGGAATACGACAATAGAGCCGTCCTCATCAACGGCAAGCCAGAGCCAGGCTGTTGGGTTTGTGTATCCCGAATCCATTGTTCGAATAATTCGATGCTTGCTACTGGGTCGGAACTGCCCTCTAGGAATGCAATGTGTAATGGGGCTGAACTCAGGGAATACTGAACCGCCAAGATGGATGTATTGTCCGTTCTTACGGATAAGCCTTTCCTCTTCGCTAAGGCTCTCCATGTATCGGTCAATGGCAGCTTTAGAGAGGGAAGGGTTATCTTCCATACTCGCTTCAACGATGCCAATGTCTTTCGTGCCTTCTTTTGCTGGGAGGTAAACATCCTCGTAAATCCATTCCATACCTTCAACTGGTGTCTGAGACATCCACCAGTCACCATCGGTATCGACTAGACGTGCGAGACATTCTTGCCAGATCGTCTTAGGGCATTCCTCATCGAAATGGATGAAATGCCTGGATGAACCAGCGAACTTATCTAGGTCTTGATCCTGAGACATGAACTCCACGAAGGAGCCATTATTTAGGGTGAGAACGTGACGCTCTCTCGAATAGGAATCTTCCCAAGAACCGTTGATTAGGTATCGCTTCGGAAGCCACTGCTTCCAGAGCGGAAGAATAATCTTATCCACACCATTGAGGAAGTCCACTGCAACGACACGACCTCGGATTGGCCCTTCTGGTAACTCTCGGAAAGGGTGAGTTTTCGTCACCCACCAAATGCCCTCAATGGTTGAGCCAAGGGATTTACCTGAACGGTTTCCGCCGATGTAAAGCCTCGCCTTATTAGTCATGCGATGGAAGCGTTCCTGCTTCTCGCTCGGCTTGTAGGCGTAGAGGTTTGGTGAGGACGCAGAATCTTGAAGCCCTTCACCTAGTTGGAGAAGAAGCTCGCTCAGGTCGAGTTCTTTAGCCATGCTTGAAAAGGGCTACTAACTCAGCGAGAGTGATACGAGCAATAGTCCCACGAGGATGAGACTCACTCCGAGTCCTAAGCCAAATGAGATCAGACAAGTCAGCATAGGCCCACCATTGCCCAGCTCGGGGATAACCAACTCCGGCTCGTTGGGTGACGAGGAATCCAAGTCGTGCATTAGCGTTCTCCTTTTCTAAAGTTGCTTCATCAAACCACTTCAAAACCTGGTTGTGGGATGCGGTTTTGGCAGCGTTGCCACCTTTGACCTCAAAGACTACGAGGCCAAAGTATTCACGAAGCCAGACATCGCCTTCATCGACTGAGCCTTTGAGAACATTGCGATGGGCTTCAAGAGGGGAATAGTCTTGCGACAGCAGGTAGTTACGCACTGCTGTTTCGGCTCGAGTGCCGATTTCTTTTGCTTTACTCAAAGTCGTCTCTCTCCTTGTTGGGCGATACAATGATAACATGCCAGATGTTGCGTCTATTGAAGAGGTGAATGCGTTTCACCTCAACTCCGATAAGGACTCGAGTGTGTTTGCTCTGCACCATACTCTAGGTCGAGGCGCTAATCAGGCGGCTGCTGGAAACCACACTCATAATGGAAAAGATTCAGCACAACTTGACATGAACGACATCCTGAACGGATGGGTAAATCTAGATGGTGGTTTGCCGTCTAGTGTCTACGGCGGTATGACTGCCATCGATGGTGGAGGCGTTTCCTAATGGCAGTTCACATTCAACTTCGAGGTGGAACCGCAGCTCAGTGGACTTCCGCCAACCCTGTTCTAATGCAGCGTGAGATGGGTGTTGAAACCGATACCCTCAAAGTAAAGATGGGTGACGGATCTGCTAACTGGGCGAGCCTGCCTTACTTCACGCAAGGAACTGCCGGACTATCTGCTTACCAGGTTGCGCTTGCCAATGGCTTCTCTGGAACTCAAGCAGCTTGGCTTGCTTCGCTCGTTGGAGCAACAGGTGCAACAGGTGCTGTAGGCGCAACTGGCCCAACTGGAGCAACAGGTGCAACAGGCCCGGCTGGAGCAACTGGCCCTCAGGGTCTTACTGGTGCAACTGGAGCAACTGGTGCAACTGGCCCTCAAGGCCCTCAAGGCATCCAAGGTCTTACTGGCCCTGCTGGAGCAACTGGTGCAACTGGCCCTGCTGGCCCAACTGGAGTAACTGGGGCAACAGGTGCAACAGGGGCTGGCGTTGCAGCTGGTGGATCCGCTGGGCAGATTCTTGCTAAGAACACCGCAACAGACTATGACACTGGGTGGATTGATAACTACACCGAAAACCTGAAGGTTACAGTCAAGGCTGGCGTAGCAATCAATAAGGGTCAAGCAGTTTACATCTCGTCTGCTAACGGCACGAACATGATCGCTTCGCTTGCTGATAACTCGGCTGAAGCAACCTCGTCAAAGACCCTTGGTCTTGCGAGCGTAAACTTTGCTACCAATGACATCAACTTTGTAATCAACCAGGGTCTACTTGGCGGACTAAATACCTCATCGGCAACCATCGGTGATCCTGTTTGGCTAGGAACCTCTGGCAACCTACTGTTTGGTCTTGCAAGCAAGCCAGTAGCGCCAGCCCACCTAGTTTCGCTAGGTATCGTCACTCGAGTTTCAGCAACTGTTGGTGAGATCTATGTAAGACCGCAGAATGGCTTTGAGATTGATGAGCTGCACAATGTGCTTATCACCTCGATTGCTAATGGCGATCTACTCCAATACGAGTCTGCAACTGGACTCTGGAAGAATAAGGCGCAAAGCACTCTAGCCATTGCGCCATCTCAGGTAACTGGAACTGCGGTTATTACTAGCGACTCACGACTTAGCGATTCTCGCACTCCTACTGGTTCCGCTAGCGGTGATCTGACTGGTACTTATCCAAGTCCCACCTTGGGAGCTGTAGGAACGGCTGGTACCTACACCAAGGTCACTACGGATGCAAAGGGTCGTGTAACTGCTGGCGCATCGCTAGTAGCAGGTGACATTCCAAACATTGCTGAGTCGCAGGTGACTAACCTGGTAGCGGATCTGGCGGCTAAACCTACTACTGCTGACATCCTTTCAATGATGGGTATGAGTAGCACAACGGTGTTCACTCTGCCTAAGTGGATTGCTACTAGCCAGCAGAACGTTGCTGGTGGAACAGTTTATCTATCGTTCTTTACTCCGCTTGTGAACATGACCGTAAGCACAATAGCTATGTCTACTGTTGGCGTAGTTGTTGCTGGTTCAACGCTTAGTCGTATGGGACTCTATACATGGGATGGCACAACTGCAACCCTGGTTGCTCGAACCGCTAGCGAAACAACTACCCTATTCACTGCGGCAAACACGCTCTATTCTCGGTCGTTCGATACTACTGGCGGCTACCCAGCGACCTATAACTTAGTAGCCGGAACTCGCTATGCGGTTGCCGTCATTGCTGTTGGTGCTACCGCCGGAACTCTGTTAACTGGCGCAGCGGCGACAAGTGGATTCTTTGCTACTGCTCCACTCATGGCGGCATCAAAGACGGCTCAGACCGATCTAGCAACGTCTATCACCGGTGTTACCGCTCTTTCTGCTCAAGTAATCGGAAGGCTCCAGTAATGGCTGAGCAACCAGTAACTATCGAAACAAACTACATTGGTGTTGTTGATGGACTTCAAACTTGGGAAGTTATCAATACCGATACAGGCGAAGTAATCGGCTACAACCAGACTCTCGAGGAGATCAATGGGCAAGTTGCTGGGTCTTGAAAAAAACAGAGTTTCTAAGCTCTGCATTGTTGGTAATCGTCTAGAAGAACTAGACGAGGATGATTCTCAGATTCTGTCTAATGCTCTAAACGATCCGACCTGGACTGCTAACGCACTCTCAAAATCGCTTAGGCGACTTGGCGTGGAGATTGGTCGTGACTCAATCAAGTCTCATAGGGAGCGTCAATGCCTTTGCTGGAGGAACTAAACCCAAAGCAACTCTGGGATCCAGTAGGTAAAGCTAACAAGGTGACGATTCAATCACCGAGGAAGCGCAAGGTTGCCGACTCGGAACATAAGGTATTTGTTATCCTCCCCGATCCGCAGATCGGCTTTCGAAACATCAACGGATACCTTGACCCATTCCACGATGAAGCTGCAATGCAGGTTGCGCTACAGATTATTGACTATCTGTATCACCAAGACCGCGTAGATGGCGTAATCAACCTTGGGGACTTCCTCGACTTGGTGAGTCAAGGAAAGTTTGAGCAAGAACCAGGCTTTGCCGGAACTACTCAAAAAGCGATTGACCGCGGACACCTATTCCTTCAGCAACAGCGAGCAGTCGCTGGCGAGTGGGCAAAGATTGTTCTCATTGAAGGCAATCACGATAAGCGGATGGAGAAGTTCATCCTCATCAACGCTGCTTCGGCTTACGGCTTGAAGCGAGCAAATACAGACATGCTTCCTGTAATGAGTATCCCCTATCTACTCCGATTGGATGAACTCAATGTTGAATACATTGATGCTTACCCTGCTGGCGCTTACTGGATTAGTCGCAATCTTCGCGCTATACATGGCAATAAAGTTCGCTCGGGAGGTTCGACAGCTGCGGCTTACACAAACGATTCTCCGCACATCTCTACGGTCTTTGGACACATACACCGTCAAGAAGTCCAGTCCAAGACAGTATTCGATCGTGACGGATCTATCAGATCGCGAGCGATTTCTCCAGGATGTCTTTGCCGAGTAGATGGCGCAGTCCCATCGGTAATGGGTGCTTTGAAAAATGACGGCACTCCAGCAAAGTATTGGGAGAACTGGCAACAAGGCGTGGCTGTAATCACCGTTGAGGGTGATGAGTTCTACACCGAGCTAGTCCAGATCAACGATGGAGTAGCCTGGTTTAGAGGAAAGCGTTTTAGCGCGTAAACGCGAAAAACTACTATTTTCACAGGTTCTACGCTACATTTAGCACACTTTTTCGCGCGTTCAAGCGATTAGTGCTTAGACATCCGCTCAGCTTCAGCCTGAAGCAACTCAGCCTGCGTAGCCTTAGTCTTTGGATCGTGAGCATAGAACTCTAGATAAACTGGCACAAAAGGCTTAGTGTGTTCTGGGCGCTCGCCGTAGTAAGGGTCGTTGATGGCATGCCAAGTGTTGTGGCAGAAGTCGCAAATGCGATGCAGATTGCCTTGAGCATTGTTCATCGTGTTCTTGTCAGGGCCATGATGGCGATCTGAGGCTGGGCGACCGATGCAACCGATGATTGGCTTTACGCCACCGCCAGCGAACTTCAGCCCAGCCCATTCGCAGGTCATGCCTGGTGTAATCGGATACATCTGAGCTGCACGTTTACGCCCAGTGGATACTGGGTCTTTATAGCTCTCAATGTCTTTCTGCGCCTCGTAGCCGTCCGAAATGTAGCCAGTATCGGTATCGCCTAGTTCTTGCACCATGTCGGCGCTTACCTGCTTTACATCGCCGGATGCAGTAAAGAGAACCTCCCCACCGCATCCACAATCTACGTTGTCTCCCCAGAAGAGCAGGCACTCTCCGTGGAAAGCTGCTCGACAGAAAACACAAGGTTCAACTGGTGTGCATTCATCGCCAGTAGTCATTGTCATTCTCCTTCTGAGTGAAGTCCAGTATCTCCTCGATGTAGTCGCTGTTGTTATGGGCATCCAACTTGATTAGGTCGATGCCAATGAATAGGTTGAACCCAGCAGTCTTGGACTCCGTAGCAGTGGTTCGGTTCTTCACCTCACGAGCAAGTTGGTTCTGTGTGATTGGGCGCTCGCCGTTTTCCTCACACCATTCACGGTAAGCCTGGAACAGCATCGTCTTAGCAACCGAGGCTCGGTCAGCGAGGATAGTTTTCTCATCAAGGAACTTGGCGATGTGATCCTCTTCGTGACGGTAAGTCTGAGTTGCAATCTTGATCGACTCTGGTTCACTCATGCCCTGGTTGGTGATGCGAACTGCGCCATCAATAATCCACTGCAAGATACCTGGGCCTTCAGCCTCAACGAGCAGCTTAGATAAGCCCTCTTTACGGCGTTCGGCAGGGATAGTCTTGCGGAAATCAATCTTGCGAAGTCTGCGCCAGAAACCATCGCCACCGGACTTCACCTCTGGCAAGTGGTTTACCGCCATAAAGAGCGTGTGGGTTGGCTTGAAGTCGAAGAAGTCCTTGCCCATAAAGCGAGCAGAGAGAACGTCTCCACCAGTAAGCATCTTTACTCGGGACTCATTGAACTTTCCATCAGGTCTTGTTTCGCTCGCCACCGCAAGACGAACGCCTCTAAGTCTTGCGATGTCAGTGGGATGGGCAGATCCCTTAGTGTCAATAAGGAAATCTTCAGGCATGACCGCAGAATAGTCACCAAGGATTTCTCGTACCACTTCAAGTATTGTGGATTTTCCGTTAGCTCCTGTACCGACCAGTACAGGGAGTACATGGTATCGAGAATCTCCAAATAGCGAAGCCCCAAGGAGTTCTTGGATGTATTGGATTCGATCTTCATCTTCAATGATTTCCTTCAGGAAGTTGTTCCACATTGGTGTAGCCATGGTCTTTGGGGCAACGGTTGTGGAGCGAGTGTTGAAGTCGTAGTTCTTGATTGCTGGGCGCAGTTCGCCAGTTTGCAAGTTTACGATTCCATTCGGAGTGCAAAGTTCGTTAGCGTTCGCATCAATATCAATGGTTGCTAACTGAACCTGTGGGTCGGTAGCTGCGATTGCAAGCATCGCTACAATGCGATCCTTGTTTGCGGAAACCTCAGCCCACTTCAACTGGGTGGCATCCATGTCATGCGATGAAAGGAACATCGCAGCATCAATGGCATCCTGCCAAATGTTGTGGTTTAGGTCTGGGATGTAACGTGAATCATCCCAGCGATACCATCCAAGCCCAGTGATGTGCTTGTAACGGTTGCGAGCGAACGCAATAAACCTAAACGAGTTCATTGCGTCAGTTCGACCAAATGGCCCGAAGGTTGTCTGGTACAGGTCGGACAACTCATCATCCGAGTAATCTGCCGACTTTACCTCGGCATCGGTAGCAAGTTGCCCAGACTCAAAAAGCGGTGAGTGAAGATGACCACGAAGTTCGCTCGAGAGCTTATCTTCATCGAACGTCTCAACCCTGGCTACTGCCCACTTGTTTGCGGCTACAAGTTCATTGGTGTTTGGTTCACGCGCAGGAGGCAAAGCCAGGAACAACTCAAACTGCTGGTTGATTAGGGATACCAGTTCACGCGCAGTCTGCTCTGTAATGCAACCGTTGCGGTGAGCTGCATTGAGTTTGATAAGTTGCTGAAGCATCCAGCCGTGACGGCTCTTAGGAGCCTGCTGTGGACGCATAGAGGCTGTTAGATGTCCAACCCAAGCGCAGTCCGATGGAGCAAACTCCCAGTCCTTATGAGCCGAAACCAGTTCGAACGACTCAGGCATCGTGGCAACCGAGGTAAAGCCGTGAGCAATGAGAACTTCATCAATCTCGGTCAGGCTAAGAGGTCGCCAGTTCTCGGGGAACTCAGCGGTTACTCGTACCGGATTTTCTGGTTGTTTGAGATTGATAGATCCCGGACTCCTGAAGATACGAGGAAGGTCGAAAACGGAATCCAGTTCACCGCCCTGAGATTGCGCGACCCACCGAACAAAACCACCCCAGCGTTGTAGTACGCCAGCCGCCATTTCTTGAGTGAATTCTTCTTCAGGATCAATCGCCCAGTAAGGCTGAAGGCCATGTCCGGAGGAGATGACAGCGGTAGGCTCCACGCCGATGAGTTCAGCGACCAGTGCCACCAGTTGATGCGCGTTATCTGGAGATTGAACACCCGATTCTTTGAAGTCAATGTCAATCCAGAGCGCCGAGAGACGTGTAATGTTTTCAGCTTTAGCACGAGTTCCTACGTTCGATGGGTTGATTTCATACCAGATGTTCACACCCAGGTCGTTGAGGGTTTCAACAACTAGGTCAGAGTGGGCAACGGTAGTTTGTTTGGTTCGGAAACCTTGAGTAGCGGACTGGTAGCAGATTACTAATGGGTCGGATGCTTCACGACCGAGGCGCTCAAGGAGTTCCTGAAATGGCTTGGTTGTCATTTATGTTCCTTTCAGGGGATAAAGAAGGCGCAACCGTTGGGGGAAACGATTGCGCCTTCTTGGCTTGTTCTGTCCTAGAAGGTCAGAGCCTCGTTCACTACCGACTCGGATACACCGAGAGTAGCTGCGATTTCCGAAGCATCAAAACCAGCATTGCTCAACTTTTCAGCCTTTGCCTGCTGCTCTGAAGTCAGTTTACCACCAGTAACCTCGGCAGCGCCTACGCTTAGGATCGCATCCACTGCTGGGTTGCTCTTGCTCTTCTTGATGGAAATCTCGTAGAGCTTGACTGGGTTGAAGCCCTTAGTCTTTGCAGGCTTCTCACCAGCGAACTTGATGGTGAACTCCATGCCGATCTCAAACTTACCGAGACCAGAGTCCTTGAGTGCCTGCTTTGCGGCGTTGAGCTTCTGTCCGAAGAGGTAGACTCGGCGCTCGCCGTTGTCATCTTCGATCTCTGGGTCGCGCAGTTCGGTGTCCAGAGTTACCTGGATCTGAAGCTGAGGCTTGCCGTCATCCCAGAACTTAGGTTCGCCACTTGCGAAGTCACGAACCTGGACGGTCTGGAGGTCGTTGATGATTCCGGTGTATGCAGTTCCGATCTTCACGTCCTTGAACGAGAGCGATGGAACGGAGACACTAGCGAGGAGCTCGTTAGGGTCTGGGAGGTTGTTGATTTCTACCATGATTTATCCTTAGATACTGTTTCGATTTTTTCGTTTGCTATTCAGTTGCGTTATTCAGTTTCGTTATTCAGTTAGATTAGCGATGATACATCATCGCCCTGCGAGTATCGCCTGCAATCGAAGCAGTACGATCCCGTAGGTTGTTTCGCAATGACTTCATCCCAGCCGATAATCTCAGCTGCATCAATCATCACCTTGAGTGAAGCAAGAGCCTCAAGTGCGATTGACTCATCATAACGGAACATTACAACCTGGGCTTTGTCCAAGTCCTGATTTCTCGGGAGGAAAGACAAGGCAACATGGGTGGGGGTCAAACCCTTATTTACCCAGCCCAAGCCATAAAGCATTGCTTGAATCCGGTACTGGTTTTTTACTTTGCCCCTAGCGGCATCAGCAATCCCAGAATCTCCGACAATCTTCCAATCGTTTACAACTAGACGATCAGAATCAATGTGAACGGCAGCCATGTCGCAACTGCCACCAAGCACGAGGTCTTTGTATTCCCAAACCTGGAGACGATTCTCAAGGTAGTAATCCGACTCGTACTTGCCGAAGCCTTCTTCAAGCGAGGCGTGGACTGCCGTACCAACGTAAGGGAACCAACCACCAGAAACCTGCTTAGGTTTCAAAGCGAGTTTGCGAGCTACGCATTTACGGCAATCCGAGCCAACCTCAGAGATGCCAATCTGCTTCTGGTAGGAACGCTCAGTGATGAAAAACTCAGGGATGCGAGTCATCCATCGCTCAGCGGTCTTTACAGCAGCAACATCATCGGCTGTCCATTCGGACTTCCGGATTCCGTTGATTGCGATTGGCATTAGTTCTCCTTGGTTGGTTCGTTTAGTCTAGCACCATTGTCTGTGTGGTCAATAACAAACTCAGCAATGGGAGTAGAAGAAATGCCATTATTCACAAAGGCAATGTTTACTCGATCGTTATTTGGATTCCAACGATAAGAGAGTAGATGCTTCTGGTAGCCAGCCGATGCTAGCAAGTTCTCCAACATTGGAAACCACTGGTGCATGTCATCTGGCGAAAACTCAAAAGTCTTACCTACAAGTTTGTTTGAGCCAGATTTGAACGTAACCCTAGTTGCCAAGGTCAATCCCCTCCAAAAGGATGCTCAGAGCAAGCATCGCCTGCTGAGGTACAACACCGTTACCGCAAGCCTTCAACTCTTCGTTGCGCTTGAGACCAATCCATCGTGCATCGTACCCGAGGTCTGCCAAGTCTCCAAGAACGGCACCCATTGCTCGGATGGGAGGCTTGGATCCAAATACTGCCAGATCTTCTTCTGCGTATTCCATACCATTGTCTGCTTTTGCACTTAGGAGTCCCCTAACATTTTCGATTACTACAAGTTTTGGTTGAAGAGTTTTTATTGCGCGGACGTATTCACTCCAAAGTCCGCTTCGTGTACCGTCTTTGATGCCAGCTCGTTTTCCAGCCAGCGATAAGTCTTGACAGGGGAAACCGCCAGTTAGGATGTCCACAGGTTCAACCTGAGTAAAGTCCACCTTAGTGACATCCTGATAGTTTGGAACACCAGGGAATCGGGCTTCCAGAATCTTGCTCGGTGCTGCATCAAACTCGCAATGCCAAGCAACGGTTGCGCCAGTCATAGCGGATACTGCTATGTCTAGACCACCATAGCCAGAGAACAGGCTACCTATCTTCATTTTCTATTCCTTTCAAAACTTCAACACGCCTAGCTCGACCATCGCCCATCCTGATCCAGCCAAGATGTTCAAGGCGCTTTAGGTGATAGTGGGCGCTCGATACTGAACTGAGTCCGATGTGTTCGATTATGTCTTTATACGATGGGCCAAAGCCCTCAGCGTTGCAATCCAAGATGAAGTTCACAATGGTTTCTTGCGTACCTGAGAGTTTATCCGCATCCTTGCGCATGTAAGACCGTGTAGGGATTCTCTCTTTGGGTGACTTCTTGATACGACCTTCTGGATCAACAACATCACCTCTGCGAGCTGCGTTGGCGAAGCGAGAGTAGTGCATCCGGCAAAGGCCTCGTGCCTCGTATTTACGCCCATAGCAACCAGGGACGTGACACTTCAAATCCTTTACTTTGATTTCGTGCGGGCCAACAGGCTCAATCATGTAGTGCATCACTTCAGCAATGCGTTCAGATCCGATGTCCCTGCGAGGCGCTCGTGGGTTAGCTTGCAGGTAACGCTGGTATCGGTGGTAGTGCGCATTGCAAAGAGACATAACAACTGCCTCACGTCCGCAACGTTCAATGTTGCAGAACTCAGGCTGAGGTTCATCGCCACGAAACTCGGCAGCTTTGAGAACTTCCTCAATAGTTGTCTTGACGGCATAGGTCTTAGTCATTTGCTGTTACCCACTCAAACTCAGCAGACATCTTCTGCTCGAGCTGCATGATCTGATGCAATGGGATTCCGATCTCGTTAGCGTAGACCTGCATCATTCGAATCATGTCGTCTCGAAGTTCATTCATGTCTTGATCCTTCCAGGTTGGCATTTGTTTCTCCTTCTAAATAGCTCGGTAGGCGTGAACCCAGTAAACGATGCTGTAAAGCAAGTGACCGAAATCAGTCATAGATAAGTGCTTCATTCTGTGTCCTTGATAAGAGCGATAGGTTCGCTATCCCATTTAGTCAAGACTTCGATAATTCCTGCTGGACTGCTCCAAACCCAATCTTCGTGATGTTCGCCAAAACATTCTTTATGTGTCTGTAGAGCCTCTAGCAGTTTGATGATTGCTTTTTCTTTTGCTTCGGCAACCTCGGCATCGTGCTGAGCAAGCCAACGGTCGAAAAGTTCTCCAAGACCGGGGCTGATTTCAGCCCATCCTCCGTTTGTGTGTGTAGCAAAAGCGATACGCACTTGCTCTGTCGTAGGTGTCGCTGTTGTTGGTGTGTAGTCGCTCACTTCTGTTCTCCCTTGATAAGAGCGATAAGTAAATCTTTACGGAAGTCCCCACGCTCAAGAAACTTTGATTGTTGGTCTAGAAGTTTGATGATGCGTTCTATGGTTCGGGCATCACCTTGACGGCGATAGTACTCTCGAACATTCTCTGCGTGATCACTCATTGGTTTCTTCCTTTATAGCTTTGATGCGCTTGAGAACATCACGACCAATAGACACGCCACGATCTTCGTCAAGCAGTTTCCTGGTTGTTTGGTAACGCTTACTCACGGTTTCGGCAATCGAAACATCGATAGTGCTTTTAGCCATCAGGTTCCAGATGGTTACGTTGTGGATGCTTGAAGCTCGGTGGACACGATCTTCAATCTGCTCAATCCGGTCTGGGTCGTAAGGGCTATCGAGCATAATCAGGTCATCAGCCTTATCAAGGTTGATACCAACACCCATCGAGCCAGAGAGCAAGACGATACGCAGGTTGCCGTTCTGGAATCGATCTTGAATCTCGGTTCGCTTAGTGGCGCTAGTCTTGCCATCAAGCACTTGGGCTTCGATACCCTGGTTTGCCAACTCGGTCTTGAGCCAATGCAGCACTCGAGAAAACTGGCTAACAATCACAACCTTTGCCTCGTTGTCAGCGTTTGCATCAGCGACAATGAAGCCTCGTTCATCAAGCCACTCAAGCAACCAGTTCAGTTTGATCGATGCACCACCGACAACAGGCAGTAGTTGGTTATCCTGTTCACGCCACTGGCATACAGCAATCTGGCGTGAGCGCAGGGCAAATAGCATTGCAGCTGAAGTTGAGTTGCTCTCCGACTCACTCAGAGCCTCTTCAAACTCCATTTGCGCCATCAGGTAATCAACACGCTGATCCTGAAGCAAATCCAACTCAACGTCAATGTAACGCTTCGGAGGCAACTGAGCCAGCACCTCAGATTTAGTCCGGCGAATCATCCACTTGTTACTGAAGATCTGCCAGCGCCGTTCATCTTTGAGAGTGTAAGGAACACGGATAGTGCGGTTAGCCGATACTCGTTGCTCAACCATAAAAAAGTTGTCCTCAAGCCAGGCATAGCGATTCATTCCAACAATGCTCGGATAAAGGAAAGACCAGGTTCCGAAGCGATTCTCCAACTTTCCACGGTCAGGCGTACCAGAGATGGCAATACGGATCGCTCCATCGTGATACATCCGCAGCTTGTTTAGTGCGGTACGGAAGTTAGTCTGCTTAGCTCCGATAGGTAGCACTAGGTGAGATTCATCAACGATAACCGCATCCCAACTAACCGATGGGAACTCAACACGCCAGCCCTTCCTTGAGTAGTCGAGAGCATTGTGGTTAGCAACAACAATGTTGATGCCATCACCCACCCAGTCAGCCTCTAGGCGCTGTGTTTTAGCCTTAGACGTACCAACAGACAGGTCAATGATGTTGATGGCGTAGTGAGGCGCTACAAAGCGTTCTAGGGCATCAATCCAGGTGGTGCGAGCGTTCACGATGGGAGTTAGCACCAAGATGTTAGTTGTCACCTTGTATTCAGAAAACAACCCAGCCAACTCAAGGCCGCCGATAACTTCCAAAGTCTTACCCAGACCAGGCTGGTCTGCCAAGAGAACCGCACGTTGCTGTGCGATCCTCTCAGCAGCCACAACCTGATACGGAAACAGGATTGTTTCAGTAATTGGGTTAGTCATTGCAATCACAAAGTCGGTTACAAGGGAGGCAGAACGATTCCTGCATCAGGATGCCGTCACCTTCAACAGGTTCAGGCTTGGCACTGGCGATGAAACTGTCAGCTTTAGCAGTGAAGTCCTTGAACAGGTTATCGATTGTGTCAAAGACATACTGAAGCGATACCTCGCTCAAGCCGTCCTCAACACGCTGAGCCTCAATCTGCTCGGCCTCGGCGTACTCGGCAACTTCCATCTCAAAGTCGTAAGCGCCCATGATTATCGCTTGATGTTGAGTCGGGACTTGGATACGCGCGAAAACATCTCAGGGTAGTCAGCCACAGGGAAGTTTTCCTTGATGAACTCGGTGTTCAACTGAGTTTCACGCCAGCGAGAGATGGAAGCCACCTCAGCGCCGTTCACCAGCAGGACTTCATCCTTGCCGATGGCATCCTTCAAGATGTCGTCAATGGCCTTCTTCTGAGCGGTGAGAGCCTTGATCTGCTCGTCAATGTCTGAACGCTGAGCCAGCAGCTCGTTAGCCAGGATTGGGTCGGCTGCTTCAACCGACTTGCGGTCATCGGCAGTAGCCTTTGGCTTGCCGGTGATAAGGGTAGTTTTGGCATCAGCAATGAGCTGATCCAGAACTGAGTTGATTTCACTCATGATCTCATTCCTTTGGTTTAGTGGTTAGTACTTGATGCGAGGGTTGCGAAGATGTTGAACGACTTCTTCGCTATCTAACAGCATAGCGTTAGATACAGGGATTTTCGAGTATTTAGTTATGGTAAACAAAAACTTGTTGTTTAGGCTCGGCACAACGTCTACCTCGAAATCGCCTTTGACGTAAGTGTATAGAACGGCTCCGACATTTTTTGGTTTCCATTCGCACTCAACCAGTACGTCACGGATGCGCTTGATAAGAGGCTTAGGCATTAGCCAACTCCTCAAGCATCTTGGCGTTAGCCAGGTTGCGGACTTCCTCGGATGCAGACTTGCGCCAGTTGATCTCGGTGAGGGACTTGTTGATGGTGTCAAACTCGGCAACCACGTCACCGTTGTGGCGCAGATCGTAGGTGCGGATGATTTTACCTTCGCGGATTTTGGCGTAGGTAAGTGTTGCGTAGAAACTCATTAGAAGGCTCCAGTAGGTAGTAGGGAATCGAAGATTGCTAGTAGTAAACGGATAAGGGCAAGTGTAACTATGGTCATCACCACAGCTGCAAACCTGATAGCAAAGCGCTCAAGCCAGGTTTGAATGTCGAACCTGCGCTTAGCTCGGTGCTTACGATTTGACAAATAGCGATGTAACGGTAATGCTTTATTGTGTCGGCGTGGTTGCCCGATGAATGGCTTCATGGTCATTGTTCCTTCGGTGAATCCCCCGAGCTGTTTTGTTCTCGCAGCTCGGGGGATTTGTTGTTTATCGGCAAGTACGCTCAATGGGCATAGCCCAGCGGTCGTACCAGACATCGCCACCGACAGAGTATTCTCCCTTATCGGCATCGACATAGACGGTAGGCGCATCGATCCAGGCATTGAACGGATCGCCAACACTCAAACCGAAACCGGACTTGCCGTCATAGTGATGTTGAGTGGTTAGCGTGTGGAAGATTTGCGCAGCTAGGTAAGACGCATCGCCAATACGGTCAGTAACTAGCAACGTGTCCTCAACTGCTCGCACGTTATCGTCACCTACCCAGTGTCCGTAGATCGCTAGTGGCACGTCAAAAGAATCAGACTCAATGACGATGTAAGAGTTGTTGCCCATTAGAGAATCACCAACTTACCTTCGATACCACAGTTGCGTAGAGCATCAACCTCAGCGGCTCCATAAGCGATTAGAACGCTCGGTGAGCCAGCAGTGCCAGCTTCCTCACCATCAGGCGTACAGAACCGAATACGGCCCTTTACAAATAGGATTGCGTCAGCGCCATCCCAGACGTAATCAAAAAAGGTCTTAGTTTCAGTGCGAGCAAAGATAAGCGCAATACCTGAGCCACCTTCAGCCTTGTGCTGTTTCAACTTGCCCATCCACTGATCCATCCCACGGCCGTAAGGTGGATTCATCCAAACCCTGCCAAGCCAGGGTTGAGCAAGTCCATCATCGTGAACGTTGTAGTGGTGCTTAGCGGTGTCCCAAGGTCGGTTGAGTGGACTGCAAGGATCAAGGTCAAACTCACCCAGCTTCGCCAACAAAGACGGTGGAGTAAGCCAGACAGTTGTTGCGGATACGGTTGCTTCGTTACCCAGGTTAGACATTAGTGTTCTCTATTCTTTGGTTAGTTGATTGGTAGTTTGCAAACTTGCTCGGCAGTAACCGGCAAGTGGTTGTATTTGGCGTGAGCTAGTCGGGCAGTGTTCACCCAGACAAACCAAAACTGAGATTCGAACGCAGCTCGCTCAAGGAAGTCACGCGCAATAAACGAACGTGGAATAAGGTTTGCAGCTTCATAACCTTTAGGTGCTTTATCCCAGTTGTCATAAAGATTCCAGGTGTCACGGTCAGGTGATCCGAAGTAGATAGCGTTCACCTCTTTAGCGCATTCGGCTAGGAAGTTGTAGCCAGACGCATAACCCATGTTGGTTAGGTGGGTGGATGCGTACTTGTCCCAGTGGTTATCTTTCTGAATCTTCTCAAGCGTCAAAAGAGCGTTGTAAGACTTTGGATCGATGCGTTCACCTAGTGGAGCTTTGATTGCGTTAGGTGCTTCGTACGCAGCGGATAGAGCCGTGTTAGCCGTATCTGGATCGATGCCCTCAGCTCGCAAATAAGCCTTCACGTCATCCAGGCGATACCAGACGATGCTAGACGTATTCGCCTTGTAGCCGATGATTTTAGCCAGGTGAGAAAACTGTTCTCTACGCCACGAACGGATAGTGCTTTTAGGGATGCCGGTGAGTTGGCTAAGTCCGTCAATGTCGATCAGTTCGCCAAGTTCAGGGTCGAGCAGCTTTTTAGTCATGTTGAGAAATCTCCTTTTATTCTAATGTTCTAACTTACTCATAAGTAAGTTGAGTAAGTGACAGAAAATAGGTGTTTTGATGGTTTGGTGTGGTTGAAGGGTATTAAAAAACCCTTATTTTATAGGTAAATTGCAGTTTTTTAGTTGGGTTATATAGAGAGAGTAGTTGGTAATTGAGTTCCTTTGTAATTACCAAGATACTCAACTCTAATGTCCCTTTTGGCGAAATCGCTGATCGAGGTGAAAAACGCGTTTTTTTGTTGTTTTAGGCAACAAATAGGTGTTTGTTAGCGAGGCAAACCAGGCTGGAGTAGCCCTACGTAATTGGTGGTTGAAACACGGATCGGTGCCGGTTTGCCAGGGTACTTTTCAGCTGCCGATTCAAACTGCCAGTAAGTATTTTTCTCAACCTTGTTGAGGATCGCGAGCTCTCTTACGTTGAGCATCACGGAAGGTGAGCCCTCGCTAGGTTTCCATTCGGCGAAGTACTCGCGAAGTTGTTTAGCTCGCTTGAGGTGTTGATCGAAGGCAGACGCAAGACGGATTGACGTTGATCCGCAGCTCAAGGTTGCGCCCTCCACGTCAAACTCGATTTCGAAGTCTGAACGCTTTTGTGAGAAAACAAACTTTGCGGCCTCGTGGCTAAGCAAGTAAGTTCCGGCATCGCCAAACACTTGCTCAACCGAAGTGGACATAACTAGGTAGCGATTAGTTGCGAGAGAGTGGATACCTAGTTCATCGAACGTGATCCAGACGTGGCTCAAACCAAAGTCTTTGTTGGCAGGTTCACAGACGTGGATTAGGTTGGCGAGCTTATGCATGTTGGAGTTGGTGATCGTGTTCACGGTTTATTCCTTATCTTGCCTAGTGGCATCCAAATAAGCCTTTGAATGCCACTAGGCGTGGTTGTGGTGGTCAGTTGGATGGTTCAGGTTCAAAGGCGTAGTCGAGCGCCTCTAGGCAGGTGTGGAGGCTAGGGACGTAAATGTCAGTTTTGCTAGCCCAAACGGTTACGCAAGAGTAGTCAGGTACTGCCTCCCAAGTTTGGCGAGTGCCGTGTTCAGGGTTAGCCCAAGTGACTAGCTCCTCTACGGTGGCATCGTAAACGTCACCACGCAGCCAAACTGATACCTCGTGCAGAATGTCATCGAGTATCGCCTGAGTTGGAGCAAAGACAAAGACGCGCCAAGCATCGCCTTGAGAGTAACCGCGAACGGTTTCCCATTGCCCTACGCCTAAGCCAGGGTAATCACTCTCTAGCATGTCGGTTACGGCTCGCTCCAAGTCATCGGCAGTGAGTGATACGTCAGAATCGATTTCGGCAGAGTGCATTGCGTTAGCCAAGTAAAGGCCACCTATTTCGGTTACGATTCCGTGATCCCAACCCATTTTGGTTACTAGCACACCGGCAGACATGCCCGACAAATCGCCGATCATGTATTCCAGGTCTACGCCGTGGCTGTAGTACTCGAGCTTGATCCGGGTGGTTTCGTTTAGTTCGTGAGTGTAAGTCATTTGTTTTGCTCCTTTGGTTTGGTTGTGGTGGCTAGTTTTGCGCCATAGCCAGGGCAAGTGGTTAGTTATCGGTAAAGACGTAACCGTTTACTAGCGCGAAATCGTGGCGAAGGTTGTTGTCCCAAGTTGCCTCGTAATCGACAACCAAGTAAGACGGCACACGGAATTCTGTTTCGTAGTTGTCTAGGTAGTACTCTGCAAAAGCCGCGCCCGATTCAATGTTTTCGGCGTAGAGGTATTCATTGGCGTTGTAAACCCATTTGGCTAGGTTGTCGGCAAGCGCCTCTTCTGCAAACTGACGACGGCGAGTGCCGTCCGGCAACTCAACATTGCCTAGCCAACCGAATGCATCAATGTAAGCGCCTAGTTGCTCAATGTCGTATTCCAGGGCAATGCCCTGATCCTCTAGCGCCTGTTCGATTTCTTCTGCTGCGAAATAGCCGTAAGTGTTCTGGTACATGATTTTGCTCCTTTGGTTTAGGTGGTGCTTTTTGGTTACTTCTATTATGCCATAAATACTCAACTTACTCAACTTACTCAATGTCTTTTTTCGATTTGTTGTAACGGTTATGTAACGGCAAAAATCCAGGTGGCGAGGTGGCGAGGTGGCTAGGTGGTGCTGCCAACTATCGGTATGGCTAGCAAACCCGCTCCACACTCACGCAATTTTTAGATCCCCATCGCTTAGCCCTGTCTAGCATCACCACGCAAGAGCTACGCCACGCTAAGACTTAGCCACGCTAAGACTTAGCCACGCAAGAGCTACGCCACGCAAGAGCATCGCCACGCAACAACTTGCTAAGTAGCCAGGTGGCAGAGCTACGCCACAAACCGCGCCAACGCTGCGCACATTCCATCCGTCCCCTAAATAAGCCTTCAGCGCCTCGTAGAGCTGCGATACCCTGCAAAACGAATAAAGCCCCCAAGAGGGGGCTTGAGGGCTTTATTCGGGCGCTGAGGGCTTATTTAGCCCCTTGCGCTCAGATCGAAGTCACCTGAGATAACGGCGCTGTAGATCTGACCACGGAAGGCGCTATCGCTGTAACTCTCGATGATGCCCATTGCTTCACGGTGGGCAAACTCGAGTGGGTATTCACCCTGGCAAGTCTTGCAAGGCACAAGAGTGGCGGTGTAGGTTGCCCATTCACCGTTGTATTCGACAGGTGCGGTGCTGAAGATTTCGACAGGCTTGAAGTCCCAACCTGCATAGGTGATAACGGCGTAGGTGCGGTACTCGTAAACAAACTGAGCGGTATCGGCGATGAAGCCGATAGACTCGAACGCCTCGCCAATGGTGGGCTTGAAGGTGGTACACATTTTTGCTCCTTAGTGTCGGTTGGTTTTGCCGACAGAAAAAGTTTTGCAGACACAAACGCTGCGCACATTTCCATCCGTCCCCTAAAAGGGCGCTAGCGGCCGCTGAAGGCCGTTTTGAACCGGGCATGGCAAAACCCCACCGGCCGGGGGAGCCGATGGGGTTGGGTTTGCCTTAGTTAGTCCACCTCGCTTTCATCTGTGCGTGCCTCGCAAAAGTTCTGGTTGCACTCACCATCGCAAAAGGCGTTGTCGCAAGTGTCCTCGTAGTTGTCTGGGTCTGGCTCGTAGCCGGTGAGCAACTCGAAAGCGTGCGCCATGCCCACTAGAAAGCCCTCGGCATGCCAGCGATCGATGATTAGCCCAATCTCGGTGCTACCGCTAGCCTGGTCTGCCCTTTTTGCTAGTGCCCACTTTGAATAAGCCTCGGTGTAGGCGGCGTAAAACTCGCTAGGCATTAGAGACCCCATGCTCTCTTGACCAGGTTTGCGTGCTTGCTGGTGGTGGCGCTGTGGGTGTAGGCGCTGGGGAACACCTCGGGCTCTGGGTCGAGAGCGCCAGAGTTCATCAGTGTCATGGCAATAGGAGTGCCGTAAGAGCGGACAACATAAAACTGCATGCCGTCCAGTGGCTCGACTAGCCCGCTAAGCGTGCCGGTGTGGAATGGCTCAAGGTTGCGCAGGTGCTCCGCGGCCTCCGCCAGGGTTGCGCCATAGTTGGCGCTATTTAGGGTTTGCATGATTTGCTTTCCTTTTTCGGTTAGTGTCGGTGGTTTTGCCGACAAGACAAGTTTTGCAGGCG